TTCATGTTCAGTCATTTGAGAATATTATCTCCAGTTGTTTGTCTATTGGTACAGGTTTTACACGTTTATATGTATATGTACGTAGACCTTCTTTCTTGATTTCCTTGATACCAACATCTAAAGGTATTTTTGTTTGTATAAGATCCATATATCTTTCTATATTTCTTTTATGTTGACTATGTGTAATACTAGGAGGTCTTTTACCTGTAACTCGCATAGACTCATTAAAGTCTGCTATATTATGCAGTAAGTCAATAGCTTCGATTTCTTGATTGTAGTCTAAGTTATACTGTGCTACAGTGTTTAAAACTTCTTGTTCGTCAGCTAACGGTAAGTTTGCTTTAACTTCTTGCTTAACAATTTCAACAATCTTTTCAACCGATTTAAGTCTATACTTTGTTCCGGTAATTTTTAATTTTCCGGTTTCTGCTAGTTCTGTAAGTAGTTTAACTATATAGTTAGGGTCAACTTTATTACCAAACAAAGCTCTAATCTGTGTCATAGCTTCATCTATAATACGATCACCCTCTCTAACTATTTCTGCATACTCTCTAGCTACTTCCATTCTACCTTCACGACTGCCTGTAATTTTATACATTCTTTTATCAAACCAGCTAGATTTACCTTCTTCTACATCTTGTAAACCCAGCTCTTTATAATACTGGTGATGTAGTATATCGTGAGGTTCTGGAGGACGTCTAATAGTTTTTTCAGTACCATCAGGTAAAACTACTTTTTGATTATAACCTTTAGTAACAATTTGTTCTAAGTTACTTTTCGGACCGCCTAAACTCTCAGGGTCTGTGACAGGTGAGCCGGGGTAAATGTCATACTCATTTAATAAGTTTGTAAGTTCCATCCACTCACTACCCGGTCTATCTCTTAAAGCTAACCCACGATATAAAGGTGCAGATATCATAGCAGCAAATCTGTGATGTAAGTTTGGCTTAGATCCAGTTAATCTCATGTATCCGCCAAGTTCATCAGTAAAAGCAAGTCTAGTTGCGTCTCGTGTTTTTTCAAAAGATCTTTTAACAGTTTGACCGGGTTTAGTTTGTGCAGTTTGAGAGATTGTTCTTCTATCGTCACCTTTTACGTTTTTAATAAGTAATCTATCATCAAAAATAAAATCACCATCTTCATTTTGTCTAAATCCAGCTTGGTTAAAAAGTCTGTTTCTAAACTGCATAACTGACTCATTTCTTCTGCTTTCTCCAAACGCTGGTAATCCTAAATCTATTGCTTTTACGTCATCAGCTCCCGGAAATCTGTCCTTCGGTGACTTCATAAATCGTTTTGTTAACTTCTCTACGCTTGACCCGGGGTTAAGAGTACCTGTAGGTTCTGTACCTGTTAGTTTTAAGTTAAGATACTCTTCTGCTTGTTTATAGCTAATCTTGTTTTTCTTAGCTATTCTAACTATATCTCTAACTTGCTGAGATGGCATGTTAAATACACCATCTACAGTCTGTTTTAAATTTATAGCACCTTCTAGGTTGCTTTCGTCAGCACTCATACGAGCCTTTTTTATCTGTGCTCGTGTTCTATCTTTAGCTATCTTAGGTATACCACTAGCTAACCCTAATACTGGTGATAGTAATAATGGTGCGTTAAATGCAGTCTCAGCTACCTGTAACTGTTTAGCAGCTTTCTGGTTAGCTGGTATGTTTGCTTCATCTGCATAGAAGAATGGTTTATTCTTGTTCTGCTTGCTAATAACAAGCCTACCCTTACCATAACCTTCTACTTCGATTTCTCTTTCTTTCTCGTCATTTTCCAGCATCTCTCCAAGTTCTACTGGAGTATAAGGTAAATCCTCTAGCGGTATAGGCTTGATATATGACATTATTTAATATGTGATAAGATTTTATGTTCTCGGTCTGTTTGACCAAATGTAGCTCTCATCCAGTCGAGCCATTCTCTACTACCTTTTTCCTGATTGCATCGTCGACACGAGGGTACAACATTCGTCGTAACATCTGTTCCCCCTTTGCATTTGGGGCGTACGTGGTCGATAGTAAGGTTGTGTAATTCATGAAATTCTCCGCAATAAACGCATTGACAATCGAAGTGCTCTTTGATAGCTCTTCTCCAGAGCCGTTTAGATTCTGAACTTGTCATGGTTATTAAATTGTGTAAATAGTAATCAGGGTTTGGTAGTAATGGTGTCATTAAGTTTTCTTAGCTCCGCCTCTTCCTCGGTTTTTCTTACGTGATTCTGCAACCACCTTTCCGCCTTTATGTGACATATCTGTCTGCGGTCCGGGTTTGCGTGCTCTACGTATTTTCATTAAGTCACGTCTGTATGCTTTTTTCTCAGGAGTGCTATTAATTGCTTTCTGGTCACTCCTATGCTTTTCACGTGACTTCTTATTTTTACGATAGAACTTTGCTGTTCTACCGGGGTTAGGGCTAAGTTTAGGTCCGGTTCTTGCCATATAATCTAGATTTAACTAAAGATGGATCTACTTTCGGTATGACTGAAGCGAGTCGATCTAAAGGACTGCCCTCAAGAGCAACACCTGTAATGTCATTAGTTTTTAACCAATCACATGCTGCTTTTAGATCTTGAGTTGTAGCTTCACCACTTTTGATTCTACGTAAGAAATCTTCAGTCACAAGGTAGTGCAACTCATTAAAACTTTCTTCCGCCGCTTTCTTCGGTATTACTCTTGTTTCGCTCATTTAATATCTAATCCTTTTTTGACAATCTGTAGTGCTCTGTCATCTAGCTCGTTATCTGATTGCTCTACAAGCTTCTCAAGTAGCTCAACTACAAATATTTTAAATTTTTCACTTTTAAGAAAAGCTAATACAACTGGTTTTAGTATGGCTAGCATTACTCTTCTCCGGGTGTAACAATGTCTTGTTTAACGTAGCGTCCGTGTTCGTCACGCTTTGCAGCCCTTTTTTTAGGTTTCTTTTTAGCAGCGGATTCTGCTTGACGTGCAGCTTCAGCTCGCTCTGCTATAATTCTTGATAATGTACTCATCTTTGCCAAAATCTCTTTTTCTGTGGTTTAGGGGGTAACAACGCTTGAATCGGAACCACGTCTGAACATAGATGTGCAACACGTGTCTCAGGTCTAAAAGTAAATCCTTTCTGTTGTAGTTCGGCACATTTAAGAGCACGTACCAGCTCATGATCTAACCTCATCTTCTCCTCTTGTCTTGCTGCAATACGTCTGCATTGCTGTAATCCTTTTCTATCAAGAGGAACCATGAAGTTAACTTGGAAACCCCAGTTCTCATTTAGTTGATAACTTGAGGGGTGTAGACCTTCCATGTCTTCTTTCTCAGAATATGGGTTGATATGGTTGCCCATGTAAAAAGGCGAAAAGGTCATAGTCGCCCCATTACATGAGATTCCACTGCCATAGTTCTGTCGTGATGGTGCTCCATTGTTTTGGAACTGCACCGCACTGTTGGTAACATTGCCTGTCGCGGCTGCAACCGGGTTGGCGTTATTCGTGACTTCTGGTTCAGTCTCTGTTGCTAGAACAGGACTTACTGTGAGAAGACTGATAAGGATGTAGTAGTAGTATTTATAGTGTAGTCGATTGTTGTGTCGATTTGCTCTACTAAACCGGCGGCTCTTGATACTGTTTCCATGTTCCAAGGCTTGGTTACATCTTTGACGGAAAATGTTGTATCTGCTGCTATAATGTTTCCAGAAGGCTCGACATTGCTTCCAGACCAGCTCTTGAGGGCTGTTCCGAACTTTTGTGTCTTTATGACTTCCTTCACTGTTTGGGTAGTTGTTGTCGTTGAGTTCATTGACCCCTGTGTAAAGTTCGGGGTTATTGTATTGGCTCTTGCAGCTGCGGGTGACAACAGAGCTAAGAGAAGAATCCATTTCTTCATTGTTTTGGTTTATTTGGTGTTTGTGTGTTTGCTGCTTTCTTGCTATTACTGTTACCGGTAGACAATCCAAATGTTGCTAGAGCTCCAGTAAAAATCGAAGCGACAAAAGTGATATCCGATGATGCCCCTAGAGGTTTCTTGACCATAGGCAACTCGACATAGTTTAATGTGATGATAAATCCTGACCAAATGACAACACCCAAGCGTACCATTGCACCAAGGATCTGCATTTGTTCATCGTGGTCATCAACATTTTCTTTTAATTTTGTTAGTAAACCTTTCTTTGGTTCGTCAGGTTTTAGGCTTTTTGCTTCCACTTATTTTTTTCCATAACGTTTTTAATATGGGTTTTAAAATCTTAACTACCCATTTAAAAGCGGCTGTAGCTGTAAGGGTGGCTGCTACAGAAATAACTGCCGTAGTACCAGCTGTAATAAGTATCTCACTTTCTGGTACTGGCATTTTGATATTCACAACAGGTATATTGACTTGGTTAATACCAGATGGCGTTTGACTTGCACTAGATCGTGCACCGCCTGTAGTTTTTGGTACAACCCCTGTTGGAGCTCTCAGATCACTGGGTGGAACAACCAAAGGAGTATAACTTGGTATATCTCCTATAGGTAACTCAAACTCAAAACTTGGGAAATCAAAGGCTTCGGGTAAATATAAAACCGGTATTTCCATAAGTTAAAAGTTAGCTAGG